GTGGTCAGCAATGATAAGAACTTTATTAGGATAATTGTGGATCCCGTAACGGCAATAGCAACAGCCAGTACAGCATTTAATTTAATTAAAAAAGGTTTTCAAGCTGGTCGTGATGTTGAGTCTATGTATGGCGATATTGGTCGGTGGATGGGTGCAGTATCCGATGTTAACCATGCCGAGAAGATGGCAAAGAACCCCCCTCTGTTTAAAAAATTATTTGCTGGATCAAGTGTTGAACAAGAAGCATTGGATGCATTTGCTGCGAAAAAAAAAGCACAAGCCATGGAAGAAGAACTTCGCAACTGGATCAACCTTACACATGGTCCTAATGCGTGGAATGATCTTTTAAAAATGCAAGTAAAAATTAGAAAGCAAAGGGCAGAACAACTATATCAACAAGCAGAAATGCGACAAAAGATTTTAAATATTGTTGGAATAATATTCCTTTGTACATTGGTTGGTGCTGTAATAATGTGGATTGGATATTTATTTTATCAGAAAAGGATAGGTAAGATATGAGTTTTTTACACATTTTAAAGCCTGAAGAAAGACAATTACTCAGGAAAATTGTTAAGCATATACATTTTCAATATTACCCTAACGAGCATAAGACTGATTATGAAGCTGATAAGATGATTGCATCTATAGGACCAGAAGCAATCGAACAGTTAATCAAGTCGGGTAAAGACAATAACATTGCAAACATTTAGCTACAAACCTGACGGCAAAGTATTAAAGGAGTTTATGAGAAATGACTCATTCTTTAGAGGATTGCGTGGTCCAGTTGGAAGTGGAAAGTCGGTGGCGTGTTGTGTCGAGGTCTTTCGGAGAGCATTGGCACAAAAGAAAAACGACAAAGGTATACGTCGTTCGAGATGGGCGATTATTAGAAATACCAATCCCCAGCTTAGAACCACCACAATCAAAACATGGTTAGATTGGTTTCCCGAAAATACATGGGGAAACTTCCGATGGGAAGTTCCATACACACATCTTATTAAGAAAGGCGAGATTGAACTTGAAGTTATCTTTCTTGCCCTTGATAGACCTGAAGATGTTAAAAAACTTTTATCTCTTGAACTAACTGGTATTTGGGTGAATGAAGCCAGAGAAATACCAAAGAGTATTATTGATGCATGTACAATGAGAGTTGGAAGATTTCCTTCAATGCGTGAAGGTGGTCCTTCATGGTCAGGGATTATCTGTGATACCAATGCTCCAGAAGAAGATCACTGGTGGGCGATCATGTCAGGGGAAGTTCCCGTACCAGATCATATCCCCAAAGAAGAAATCAAAATGCTGGTTAAACCTGATAACTGGCTGTTCTTTACCCAGCCACCAGGAATGTTGGAAAAGAAAACTAAAGATGGTGAGGTGGAGGATTACTCTTATAATAAACTTGCTGAAAACAAAAAAAATCTTTTAAGCACTTATTACGACAACACTATTAAAGGCAAAACGAAATCTTGGATTGATGTTTATGTCATGAATAAACTAGGTACAATCTCTGAAGGAAAACCAGTGTATCAGATGTTTGCATCCGAAACACATGTTTCTAGTGAAGAGATTCCCGTTGCCGACGGCACACCTGTTTATATTGGTCTTGATTTTGGTTTGACACCAGCGGGAGTTTTTGGACAGAAAGTTCGTGGTCGTTGGCTTATTCAATCTGAAATTGTTGCTTTTGATATGGGAATAGTTCGTTTCTCTGAAGTTCTTAGAGAAGAAATTGCTACTAAATATGCTAATTGTGAAGCCTTGATTTATGGTGATCCTTCAGGAGATTTCAGGGCGCAGACAGATGAGAGTACACCTTTTCAAATATTAAGGGGTGCTGGACTTCGAGCCTTACCAGCACCATCAAATGATGTGTCTTTAAGAATAGAAGCTGTCAACAAATCATTAATGGGTATGGTTGAGGGTATCCCATCTTTTCTTGTTGATCTTCGTTGTCGACAATTAATTAAAGGTTTTGAAGGTGGTTATCAATATAGAAGGATGCAAGTATCTGGAGAAAGATTTACCGATAAACCTGATAAAAATATGTATTCGCATATTCATGATGCTTTACAGTATCTTATGCTGGGTGCTGGTGAAGGGAGATCTATCATCGGAAATAACAAACCTCTTCGTTCTTTTAATGCTAAACCAGAATTTGATGTATTCCGACGACGACCTAAAGTGAGGAGAAATGGCTTATGGGCGAGACTCTAGGATTTAGATTGTTTCTTTTATTTTATGGAGTGAGTTCTTATTATTTATATGAATACTTTTGTGCGTGGCTATTCCTCCATTGATGCAGTAAGGAAAAACCATGTGTATTTTTAAAAGACCCAAATTTGTAATGCCACAGCCTACAGTTGATCCTGAAATTGAAAAGGCTAAAGCAGAAGAAAAGGCTAGACAAGATGCTATTGAAAAGAAAAACCAAGCCTACAAGAAAAAAGTATCCGAGGGAAAAGTAGGAAAGCGATCTTTAATATCAGGTCAATCAGGTGGAATTGGATATTATAAGGAAACTTTGTAATGGCAGATGTTAATACTGTTATCCCTCTGGATACTGGTTCAGATAAAGCAATCGATTTTCTTTTAAAGAGATATGAAAAAGCAAAGTCATCAAGAGAGAATTGGGTTTCATTATTTGAGGAGTGTTACGAATATGCCTTACCACAAAGAGAAAGTTTCTATGCTGAAACCCCAGGTCAAAGACGTGATGACAAAATCTTCGATGAAACTGCTGTGGTCGGAGTTCAGGAGTTTGCATCCAGACTGCAATCAGGTTTGGTTCCAAATTTTGCAAGATGGGCTGATTTTATCGCTGGATCAGAAATCCCTCAAGATCAAAGAGAAAATATTAATGCAGAACTGCAAGAAGTAACAGATTATGTATTTGAGGTTTTACAAAATTCTAACTTTGCTCAAGAAGTCCATGAATCATTTCTTGATCTTGCCGTTGGTACTGGTGTTCTTTTATGTGAAGAAGGTGATGCAGTTAATCCAATTCGGTTTTCAGCAATCCCTCTCCCACATGTTATCTTGGATGTTGGTCCTGATGACAGAGTCGATAATATTTTTAGAGAACGTCAAATCCGTGCTAGTCAATTACTGGTTGCGTATCCAAAAGCTATTCTTACACAAAAAATAATCGAAAAAATAAATAATAATCCTGAAGAAAAACACAAAATAATAGAAGTTGTTTACAGAGATTATTCTAAAATGAACGTAATGGCTCATAAGTATTGTGTCATTAACATGATGACCAAGGAGAAAATACTAGAAGAACAGTATGAGGGTGTTGGTTCGTGTCCTATAATAGCATACCGATGGTCTAAAGCGAGTGGTGAAATTTATGGGAGAGGTCCACTAATCAATGCTCTCAGTGCAATTAAAACTACCAATCTAACTATTGAGCTGATTTTAGAAAATGCACAGATGGCTATATCAGGAATTTACCAGATGGAAGATGATGGTGTTATTAATCCTGATAATGTTTCTCTTGTGCCAGGGACTGTTATTCCCAAGTCTCCTGGTTCTGCTGGACTTCAACCGATTGCTTCGGCTGGAAGATTTGATGTAGCTGATCTTGTATTAGGTGATATGAGAAATAATATTAAACGAGCCTTGTATAATGATATGCTTGGTGATCCAAACAAAACACCAGCCAGTGCAACAGAAATTGCTGAACGAATGGCTGACCTTTCTAGGCGAATCGGCTCAGCATTTGGAAGGTTACAAGCTGAGCTTGTTACACCCGTACTGCAAAGAGTTGTTTATATTTTAAAGAAACAAGGGCGAATAGAAATACCTACAATCAATGGTAGAGAAGTAAAAGTAAGGTCTGTATCTCCATTGGCTCAAGCACAATCACAACAAGATATTGTTTCAGTAGATCGTTTTCTTGAATTAGTTGGTGGAAGATTTGGACCACAGATGATTAACTTACTCATTGATAGTGAAGAAACATCAATCTATCTTGCAAGAAAGTTTGGAGTTCCAGATAATCTTATCAGGGATAAAGCAAGCCGTGATGAGATCATCCAGCTTACAGCACAGATGGCTCAACAACAGCAAATGCAACAGCCTATGATGGAGGAAGAATGACACTTAAAAGAAAAATAAAACCACCTAAAGAAACTACACTTTTAAAAAAAATTGCAAAACTTGATGATGATGTAATCATGCATTCTCAAGCACATAGTGGAATGTTTGGAGATGCAAGATGGAATAATTTAAGTAGAAGGCAAAAAATGAAAATGTATAGTCAATATTTAAGAAGATTAAAACAACAAAGTGGAAAGCATGGGTTTAGAATATGGAATAAAGATGGTTCACCTAATTTTGATTGATAATTATAAATGACAGAAAAAAAATACATTGCCATTGACGGCTACAATCGAAAAAAAGATGATGATGAAAAGATTTCTGATGCAGTAGGTTCTTGTTTTTCAACACCAGTTGGTCAACAAGTATTAACTTATTTAAAAAGCATTACGATTAATACAGTGAGTGGTCCTGATATTACAGACCAAAAGCTAAGACATTTAGAAGGACAGAGGTATATTGTTGGTTTGATTGAGAGGAGAATGGTTCATAATCACGGAGTAAAACAAAATGGAAGAAGCGACAATAACACAACCAAGTGAAGAAGCGACCCCCTCTTCAACAACCAGACCTGAATGGCTACCTGAAAAATTTGAAAACCCTGAAGCCTTTGCTAAAAGCTATGGCGAACTTGAAAGCAAGATCGGTCAAAGAGAAGAAGATTTAAGAACTTCTATTCATAAACAAATTCAAGATGATTTTCATAAGAATAGACCAGCATCAGTTGGAGATTATAAAATTCCAGAAACTGTTGATGAAACATTAGCCAATGATAATCCTTTGTTTAAATGGTGGTCTAACCATGCTTATGAACAAGGATTTAATCAGGAACAATTTGAAGATGGTATTAATCAGTATTCACAATTTTTTGATTCACTTGGACCTGATCTTGAAGCAGAAAAAGTAAAGCTGGGTGATAATGCCGAAGCAAGAATTGATGCTGTTAGTGCATGGACAAGCAAAACTTTTACTGAAGAAGAATTGCCAGTTATTCAACAACTTGGATCAACAGCCGAAGGTGTTGCTGTTTTGGAAAAAATTATGGAAATGCAAAAAGGAACTTCCTTTAATAGTGAAGGTACTCAGCCATCAACAATTTCTCAAGAAGATCTGGACAATATGATGCGTGATCCTCGATACTGGAAACCTGGTGAAAGAGATCAGAATTTTATTGATAAGGTTACTCAAGGATTTAACAAACTTTATGGTTCGTAAGTTTGTTTCTTCAATCGGAAAGATTGATATTGTCTACGCTAATTCTGATGACGCTAATTTTTTACACAACAATTTAAGACCACAAGATGTTCGTGAATGTCTGATACATGGAGTTACTCCTTATCGGGCATTGCACATGCCACTCTATAACAAGAAATGTAAAACCTTTACTGCTCTTGTCGACGACAAGCCAATCTGTATGTTTGGAACAATGGGTTATGATGAGAATAGAACGGGTTCAATATGGCTTTTAGGTAGTAGTTTAATTGAAAAAAACTATTTTAGTTTTTTAAAAGCTTCTGTTGAAATGATTGAATTAATGCAATGCGACTATGAAATTCTTGAAAATGTTGTGCCAGCCGACCATACAAAAACAATTTCATGGTTGGGGTGGCTTGGTTTTATTTTTCATAAAGAACCCGTTATTGTAAATAGTTATGCGTGTTTACGTTTTGTGCGTTGCCAAGATCATTTAGAAGTGCAAATGGTTATTTCGTAATGACCCAATTTGTCTGCTGAACGACCTTGAAAGAGATAATCGTGTTGAAGTGAACATTGGACAATCATCTGCAAACTGAAAATTAACTTTTAATAAGGAGACTATTTATGGCAAATTCCATAGATACAGCTTTTATTAGACAGTTTGAATCTGAGGTTCACCTTGCATATCAGCGTATGGGTTCTAAAATTAGGAATACTGTGCGAACTGTTAATAATGTAAGAGGAAGCACTTGTCGTTTCCAAAAAATTGCTAAAGGTTCTGCGTCTACTAAAAGTAGAAATGGTTCTGTCACACCGATGGAACTTGTTCATACAACTGTAGATGTTACTATGGCAGATTATTACTCTGCTGAGTACATTGATAAGTTGGATGAAATTAAAACCAATATAGATGAACGTCAGGCTATCGCTAAATCTGAAGCTGGTGCTTTAGGTAGAAAGACTGATGAGATCTTAATTACAGCTATGGATAGTGGTGCTAATTCTACTCAAATCCATGATACAAGTTCTGCTCTTGAAAAGGCAGATGTTCTATCATTGTTTGAAACATTTGGCGTTGCTGACATTCCAGAAGATGGTGGCAGATATGTTGCCATGAATCCAAAAGGGTTTGCTGATTTATTTGCTATCAACGAGTTTGCTAGTGCCGATTATGTTGGCGATGCTAACTTACCTTATGCTGGTGGCATGACAGCTAAGAATTTCTTAGGATTTATGTTCTTCAGTACATCAGCCGTTACTGCTGGAAAGAATATAGCTTACCATACTTCTGCTGTTGGTCTTGGCATTGGTGCAGACGTAACAACAGAATTAAATTATGTACCTGAAAAGGTCGCCCACCTTGCAACATCTATGATGTCCATGGGTGCTAGTGTCATTGATGACAATGGTGTCTATGAAGTCTTAGATAACAACTCATAGGAGAGTAGATATGGCTTACGATTCAGCAAATTTAACTCGATTGTCTGGTGGTTCTGGTGTTAATTTATGGCACTATACGACAACCGATACGATTGCAACTGTCAACACTGCTGCTTATTTTACTGGTGAAGCTCTCAATATGATTGGTCTTAATGACGTAATCATTGCTGTGACTTCTACTGGTGGTACTCCAGTGGTTACTTTGACTTATGCTAACGCATCAACAGGTTCAGCTATTGACGTTGTGGATGGCTTAACTGTAACTGCAACTGACTCAGACTAAGAGTTAATAACTATGGCTACATCAACATCAGCTACCTCTCCCATTGACGTATGCACAAGGTCGCTGGTGTTGATTGGCGCTCAGCCAATGACATCTTTTGATGATGGATCAAATGAAGCATTGGTGGCTGTTAATCTTTATGAAGATACAGCACAAGCATCTTTAGTTAATACTCGTTGGCGATTTGCTGTTAATCAGGCAGTCGGCAACCGATTATCGGATGCACCTACGGGTCGATGGGATGCTGGTTATCAGATTCCTTCGGATTCATTAATGATTAATACAGTTACTATTAATGACAGATCAATCGAATATCAAATTTATGGTAATTATATTTTCAATAATGCTACTGTAAATGATGAAGTTATTATTGATTATAATTTTAGACAAGACGAAAGCAAATGGCCGTCGTATTTTACTCAGGCTGTTGTCTATGAACTGGCTGGACATTTTGCTTTGGCACTTGCACGAAACGATCAAATGTCAAACAACATGTTTGAAAAAGCAAGGTTCTTTATGCAGAAGGCAAGAACATTAGACAGCCAGCAACAGACAACTCTCAGGCTAGAAACTAATCGTTTTATCACTTCAAGAAGGACTACTGGCTCATTATCGAGTAATGTATAATGGCTCGTATTCGTGTTCCATTAAACAACTTTGAAAGAGGTGAAGTATCACCTTCAATGACATCAAGGACTGACTTGAATGTTTATGTTCAGTCAGCAGAAAAAGTTAGGAACTTTTTTCTAATGGCTGAAGGTGGGGTTCGTCGTCGACCAGGAACAGAGTTTATTTATAAATGGAGTTCTATATCTGTTAATTCAGCTAAGAGAATACAAGTACGCATCGAGCCTTTTTCATTCTCTGATGATGAAAGATATATTGTTGCCTTTAGTGCTGGACAACTAGATTTTTTTCGAATTGTTGCATCAACGGGAGTGATCTCTCATATACAAACCATAACGCAAGATACCGATAGTGCAACCTTGCCTTGGACTGTTGATACGATTGAAGCTACTACTTTTGCACAATCGGCTGATAATATGTTTGTCTGTCATTCTTCACATATTCCTATGCGAATTATTAGAACTGGTCTTACAGCATTTGAAGTTCGTAAATTTGTTTTTGATACAACTACAGCCGATGATGAAACATATCAGCCTTACTTTTCTTTTCAAGCTAGTGGTGTTACCTTAACTCCCCAAGCAACCAGTGGAACTGGAAAGACTATGACGACGTCATCAGCTTACTGGACTTCTGACCATGTTGGTGAGATTATTCGTTATAATGGCAATGAAGTTCTTATTACTGGTTATACCAGTGCTACTGTTGTTACGGGTACTATTCGAAAAACATTATCAGCAACCACAGCATCGACAAATTGGGATGAAGCGTGTTTTTCAGATGTCAGGGGATTTCCTTCTGCTGTTACATTTCAT